CCGCCGCCAGTCTGCTTGTCACGGTCCACCTCAGTAGCAACATGACCGACCGGAGAACCATTGCCGTAAGCAACTGCTCCATTACCGAAAAGGTATGTTGTGTATACATTATCAGCAACCGGGCATCCATCATCTACGGTCACACGTCTGCCCTGATAGGTGTCAAACTCAACATCTGTAGAATCACGCTCTGTCTCGATCAGGTTCAGCTTTTTCAGATAAGATTTTGTAGCAGAGTGCATTGCCACACCGGTAAGCTGCGACTGTGCATCTCCAAGCATCTGACATGCATCGATAAATGCAGATGCGCTAATCTGCTTTGCAGCCTCTGCTTTTCCTGTGGTCAGATCAAGAATATGATCTGCCATTCTGGTCTCCGCTTTCGGTGTTCCGCTTGGATCTGCCGTGGTGGTTCCAAATACGCCCGCAAGAATCGCAATCAATTCCTTCTGCATATCGCGCGCCCAGTACTGTGCCACCAGATCACCGATTGCTTTCATCGGGTCTGCACCTGCTAATGCTGCAGAAAGATTTGTGGCAGCCCACATTTTCTGACGGAGAATTGTGGTGGATACATCTTTGTTAGAACCGATCTTTGCCGGTGTCATCTTTACATCCTCCAGTGTCGGCTCGGATTCTCCCTGTAAATCCTCGAAGAACGGCATATTGTGGGTTCTTGCGGCTTCACTTGCTAATGTATCAAATTCCGGACTGTTTACCACGATCCCGCTCTGAAAAAACGCGGACAGCTCCATGGTTCTGTTAATCACGTACTTATTAAATAACTCCGGTACGATCACGTCTGCAATTTTTGTAATTGCCATAAATAGTTACCTCTCTTTCTAAATTGTTACTCCGGCGACTGCTGCCATTGCTTTTGCCTGCTCCGGGTTGGATTTTAAAAGTTCACCCTGTTTGGTCAGATTAAACGTCTCTTTTGCAAATGGATTTACCGTTCCACTTCCTCCGGCACCACCCTGCGGCTGATACGGCGGTTTTGGCTGCTCCTGTTTGAACAGATGCGCCATAGCTTTATCTTCCTTATACGGTTTCACGGCATCCTCCACGCCGACCGGCTTACCTTCTTTGTCAAACGTAAACTTGTCCAGTCCGCCCGCTTTATAAATCAGATAGTCCGGATCAAGCACTCCCTGCTTTGTGAGGGAATCTTTCAACGCATAGGTCTTTGAAATCTGCTCATTGGCTGTCTGCTGGTCTTTCAGCTTCGCCTGCAGGTCTGTAATAGTACTCTGCAATGCTTCATTGTCTGCATTGTTCTTTTTCAGATCTCCGATCGTAGTGTTGAGCGTTTTAATCTGACCGGCAAGATTCTCTTTTTCTGCCACGGCGGTATCATATTTTCCTTTGCTGACATACTCGCCCTCTGACAGATCTGCATACCTGATATGCTTCAGCTTGTCCGGTTCATTCGCATTTGCCGCATTGATCTTTTCTTCGACCTGTTTATACAGTTCTTCTCCTAACAATTCCTCTAACTTCATGGGTTACTTCCTTTCTGGCTTTATTTGCAGCCACGCTTATCATTATTTCCCTGATATGGGATTCTGCCGGCAGTTTTCATGTCATAAGGCTTCGGACAATATAAAAACAGGACTGCTGCTTACAATCCTGTTTCCGTCGTTTTACATTTTGCGGTTGCACCGGTGCAACTTTTGATTTTGGGTATAAAAATACCACCATGCCATTTCTGACTGGTGGTATTCCCTTTTCTTTCGGATAGGCTGCACACTATACCCTAGGTTTTTGGTTCATAATGGTCACATTTTTTAACCTTACCGTTCCAGATTTCCGGCGGTATTCCGTTTTTCTTTGGATATGCTTTACACGAATACGGAATTCCATCAAATTTAATTTTTTTACAGTCTTGGCAAATGGGAAATAAAGATTTCAATTGATATCTATCTATTTCTCGCGACATTCGATTCATCTCCTCTCGAATCTAGGCTTTACTCCATATAATTTGTATAATTCATTCCAAATTTCTTCGCCCAGTTTCACAAGTACTTCCTGTTCATTATGTCCGTTATAATATTGCTCGATTATTTTAGGTTTTAACTGATATAACAGCCGGTTATAATCATCACTAAATTTATCACTTGTTGGAAGTTGCTGTATATTTTCATTATATTCTAACACATATGCACCATTTTTCCCACAGGTTCTAAAACTTCTGACTTTATGATCTACCAACAGATACAGATCTTCCGGTGATGGTGGTGTGCTCAATGGATGGTTATGTGTAACATCGTTTCCTTTCATCAATTTTAACTGATGCTTCGTAAATTTTATAGTGTCTTCATTACCAAGCTGGCAGCTGATTGCTTTTCCATCCTCAAATATAACAGCTGTTTCATAATCATTCTGACTTATTTCCTGTTCAACTGTTTTTAAATCTTTTCCTTTAAAATCGTAATACTTCGGATCTGCTTTATTATTATTTGTAATAAGACCAAGTCTATCTCTTGCTTCTGTGTCGCCATCCACAAAAGATCTCTTCCACTCCTCATAAGTCGTATCTGCCGGTACATAATAGGTCTTTCCATCCTCTCCTCTCGCCGCACGCTCTCCCACGCTGTCAAATTCATCATCAAAATATGGACAGGTACAGCCACGGCAGTTTGGATGGAACGGCGGTGCAGTCAAACCGATCTGAAAGTCTTTCATGGGGAAATGTTTCAGATCCATGGATCCACAAAACTCACATGTATGGCTGTCTAATGTCTCCATGATTTCAAACTGCTGCACATCCAACTCTTTCATGCAGTCCTGTCTTGCCTTATTTGCAAATGCCGCAGATTCCGTCATGACTACCCTGCCCGCCTGTGCCCTAGATACTTTCATCTTCTTGGCAATCTCTGCAATAGCCCGGTCTGGTGCTTCTCCTGTGATGCACATGCGCGATAGACTGTTATGCAGCTGATTGATCAGCTTTGTCTTATTCTCCCACAGGCGGTCTGAAAAGTTCTTTCCATCCACCGCCCAGGGTTTACATACGATCATCTCCACGGTTCTTGAATCCAGCCGGTTTATGGTCGTGCCAATGCCGACACCTTTTTGTATTTCATAGGCAGTATGGTAAAAATCAGAGGTATATGTATTCCTAATATGCTGATCTATTGCATCGATGCAGTTTCCATACAACTTTTCTGCTTCCTGCTGTATTTCAAGTTTTAAGGCTTCCAGTCTGCTGATATGCACCCTCACAGATGCATTTTCTAACTGCTGCTCCCATTCTCCGTTTTTTTTATTTTCCTGTCCATATCTGATATATTGCTCAACATTCCAGTGAAATTCTTTCAGTTCTCCTGCATTCAGCAGTTTCCGTGCTTCCTGCATAGATACACCATTGTTATCTGCAAGTCTCTGATACCAGGAATTGATCTTTGCATTAATTGCCGCAAGGGATCTGTCAAACTGCTCCTGAATTTCCTGCACTTTCTGAAACGAAGTATCGTGCTGTGCCTGCTCCATCTGTTTAAAACGTTCCTGCCAGTATTTACCTGTCCGTTTACCCATGCGATCACCTGCCCCGTTCCTTTATTCCATGTTTTTTGGATCATTGTTCTTTTCTTGATTATCTTTCTTCGCCGGATCATCCTTTTGTGACTGTCCAAAGGCTCCGGTGTAAGCATCCGCTTTCTCCTGTGCCTCTTTCTCTTCTTTTTCTATCTGCTTCAATTCCTCATCAGCATCTTCGACCAACGGATGATTTTTCAGGATCGTCTTTTTACTGACAATGCCAACCGAATCCCTGCATATCTGTGCCTGCTCCGTATCATTCTTGATACAAGTACGGGTCCATGTCTGTATAATGGTGTTGCACTGGATGCCAAGGCTCCTACAGACCGCCCGGACAAGACGTGCAAAACCAAGTTTAAATTCTGTCTCCATAAGTCCTGTTTTCATCTCCAGCAGTGAATACATAAATTTCAGTGCTTCACCTGACTGGTTTCCGAAGTTCTCTGGCTGTGGATCGAATCCCTGCCCTTGTTCGAAGATTGCCTTTCTGGTGGCTTCTAAGACGCTGTTTCTGGCTTCAATCGGGATCTCAATATTAAGTGTTGATACTGCACCGCCCTCATCCCCATCTACTTTGATAGTCTTGTATTTTTTCAAATCAGAAAGAAAACTGTTCAGATCTTCACCGCCATATCCGGACAATACGAAAATCAGTTCCTGTATATCGTCCAGATCATTAATAAAACCGCTGTAGACCTTATCATATACGTCTATCAGCGGCTTTATGTTTCGCAGATCATCTGTATGTATATTATTGTTATAAAATGGGATAAATGGCACTTCCCCAAAATCATGCCGGTAACTGGCAGCCATATCCCCACTGTCCGGATACGCAAACATGTCATAGTATGTCAGCAGATCCAGTGCATCACCGGTTCTTCTCCGGAATGCCTGGCACTCTGTATCCGTCCAGTATTCATACACGGTATAGTTATCACCGGTATTCTCGTCAATGTCCGGATACACACGCATGGTTCCGATCAGCCGCCTTTTCAGGCTCCGGTTAAATACCGGGATGATCTGTGCAGACGGAACTACCGCCCACTCAAAACCATTTTCTCCCTGCCAGTAATGCACCCAGCCGATAGAAGCATTTGCCGCATTGATGCACAATTCCATGCAATTCTTGGCATATTCATCCCCCAGGGCTTCCGTGATACGCTTATTGCTCGTGGTACTTCCTACGTCAAACAACGGCGGTGCAGTAAATGCATATGATGCTTTCTGATTCACGATCAATCCGTGGAAGTTCCGGGGAATCCGGTTGTCTGCATTGCGCAAGGGATTGTCCGCTTCCTCTTTTTCTTCTTTTGGCTTATCCCGGAATAAAATATCTGTCTCATTCCGGTAATACCGTTCTGCCACTGCTGCCCGTGTCACAAACGCTGCATGACCGGGTTCGTATTTTTTTATCAGTTGTTTCATTGTTTCGATGTCCATTGTTATTCTCCCAAAATTTCAAGGCTCTGATATGCTGCAAAAATCTTCGGTGACTGAATTGCAAACCAGTCAACCATTTCTTCATTTTTTGCCCATGCTCCATCATAACAATTTGAGGAATCAGATAAACCGCTCTCATTGAAAAAAGCGTGGATAATTTCATGCCTACAAACTTTTCTCCAATATTTCTTTTGCGATTTTTCGTCCATCCCTGTGAAATATTCTTCCTCTGACATGTCGGCAATTATGATTTTTTTATCTTCCTCACCGCAATAACCAGCAAGTCTATTCTTTTGCATATACTCATCTTCTGACACCTTATGAGTTTCAATCGAATATTCAGTTCCAAGGATATTTACTTTCATATTTTTCATTTTCTACCTCATTTCAAAATACCGATGCCGCCGCGGTTCTCATCCGTGTAAATTGCATACCGGATTGCATCCTGCACATCATCGAACTGTTTTACCGGCTCCCCGGTCTTATCATTCCACACATACATATAGATTTCATCACGGAACCGCTCTACATCATCTACTATCCGAAGTTTGTTCTGCTTGTATAGCTGTGCCACACGCTCAATTCCGCTTAATACGGCTTTATTGGCATTGACCGCCCGCAAACCGTTTTTCTTAAACTTCTTCACATATTCCGGGCGGGCAGAGTCACAATAGAATGGAATACTCCCATACTCAGTTTTCATTGCCTGTGCCTGCTCCAGCCAGAAATCTATTTCCTCAAACTGGCGCGCAATCTCCCGGATCAGATAATAACAGCCCTGATCGTCTTTCCCAATCAGCACGATTACTCCGAAATGTTCATAGCCCCAGTCCACACCGGCAATAAACTTAACAAAATTGACCTTTTGCAATTCTGCCCTGCTGATATAATGGACTTTCTTATCAAAATCCCGGTATACGGCACCTTCGCCCATGACCCACATTCCCTCTATATTACGATCATAAAACATTCCAGACGGTGTGGTCTCTTTCATGTTCTGCTTATAGCGTTCTGACAGGAACGTATTATCATCCAGCCTGTATTGCACTTCCTTAATAATTTTCCCATCTGCTTTATCAATAAAATCTTTCTTCAACCAATGTTCTGGGTTATCCGGGTTCGTGTCGATCAGCATCCTTGCACCATTTCCGGAACATCTGGACTTGATCTCGTCAAATACTTCCTGCTTTGCCATTGTGCCCTCATTGATGTAAGCACCGTAGGCGGTCATTCCTCGGATACGCCCCAGATCATTGATCTTTGAATGACCAAAACAGCACACCTGTACCCCGAACAGCTTAAATCGGTTGAATTTATCAAAATGAAATTCTATGCCATATTTGTTCGACAGCTCGATCAGTACATTTCGGTTGAGTGCTCCCAGATCTGCACCCGCCAGTATATATTGTGGATTTTCCACTCCCTGTGCAGCGGCTATCTTTTTGATCCGGCGGAGTTCGTACAGAAAGAGGTCATTATCCAGAACTGTCTTCCCGGTTCGCTTTGCGCCATGGTTAATCAACATAAAATAGTCATTATTCACGGCAAAGTGGAATGTATCAAGCTGTTTTGGTGTATACAGATCACTCAGCATCTTTCAGCGCACCCTCTATCTGTTCAAAGAATTTATCCAGTTTGCTCTCCCGGTCATCCTTACCGGCATCTGCTCTGGATTTCAGCAAGGCAATCTCAGCTCTCTGCTTCTCGGTAGCAAGATCCATGTGGTCTGAAATCCACTGCAAGGCTTTCATACGGTCGGCAAGTTTAATCTTTGCACCGTCTTTCCCTTTGGAAACCTCTGAAATTAATGTTCCGTCTACAGCTTTACTGTCTTTTAAATTCACATAGCTGTATTGAACTTCTTCATTCGTCTCCGGATCTGTAAACGTTCCGTTTCCAAATTCTACAAAATCAGTCATATCCGCAAAGGCAATATCCATGTACTTCTGAAATATATCCGACTCACTCACAAATTCCCTGTTGAGCCGATTCTGTTTTAGCCGGAGAATTTCTTCTTTCACTCCATCATTTTCCAACAAACGATATCCTATTGATGCCGCAGTCGCATAATCAACGCCATACGCTTTCTGATATGCCTTAGTAGCGTTGAAACACCGGATGTAATGTATGCAAAAAAGCTGTTGTTTATCGGTCAATTCGGTGTTCTGTATTACCTGCTTGACTTCATCAGCTATAGCTTTTTTTCTAACGCTCTTTTTGTTTTCCGAACGTTCGCTTTTCTTTTCCGAACGCTCGCTTTGATGCTCACCATCCCAATGGTATGTACTTTTCCATCTTCGAACCGTACCTGGAGGAACGTCTAGTTGACTTGCAATCTCAACCAGCTTCATTCCTTTTTTGTATAGTTTTCGGGCTTTCTCTGCCTTTTCGTTCGGACTCCTTGCCACTGCTGCCACCTTCCTGCTTTTTCTTTTCTCTATATTCCCTCATCACATGCGCAATCGCCTGTTCGGCTGTCGGATCACTGTATCTTTCTTTATTCATTCTAATCTCCCCATTCATACGGAGGTCGCGGCTCCCCCAGGTTTCATGGAGCCGCTTAATGTTGTGAGCATGAAAAAAGAGACTGCTGCCGCAATCTCCCTTTGAACCTTTCGGTTAGTATAACAATATCATATTTTGAGTATCACATTTAATCACATTTTAAAATTTTCCAGTGCTTTTTTATGGATTCTGTGTGTATGTTGCCAACTATGCCCCATCTTCACACAGATATCCTCCCACTTCATCAGTCTGATGTATCGGTACATCAATACGTCCTTTTCATCTTCGTTATCCATCCGCTCTATTTTATCTGTGATCTCCCTGCACAGCTTGATTCTGTGATATCTGGCTTTCATGTACCGTCTTTCCTCTTCGTCCAGTAGTGCAGCATAAGCAGATAGATCTGTGTTGTTATGTGCGTGTGGCATGCCGTCATTGCCTGCAGATGGCATAATCTTGCTTAAATGCATTTCTTTGATCTTTTCCTCACTACGTTTCATCTGACGCACTGCTTTTTCATATTGTTTCAAGTATTCCTTTTTGTGGTCTATCTCGTTCACTATCTATCTCCTCCTGTTTTTTCTCTTATAGCATAATTATAAAACAGTGAGTAATAAGATTTGTGCCAATTTTTAAATAAAAAACCGAGTGCATGAAACTAATTGTAGTCTCATACATTCGGTTCTATGATGCTGATTTATGAATATATTATGGTAAATAAATATATTTATGTCAAATCGCTTCATTCTTTGTAACTTTACTTATGCTACATCATGAGTGCCTTTTCAAGTACCATAGCATATATAATCTGCTCATTCTGAAATTTTCTCCCAGATTTTATACATACATCATCCCTCAATGTTACCTCCGGATTTCTCAAATAGAAATCACTATTTAATCTTTCCTGATCTTCTAACACATATTTCATAAAGTCACTCATATCTTTCAAATCAAAACACTTACTACTAAATTTATTTTTCCACTCCACAAGGTTAACACAATTGCCTGAAAAATATTCTCCATATTTACTCGCCCACTTCCCTGCGTCACTTTTCAGTTCACAATTATCTCTCAACACAATGTTTGGAATACTTAACATAATAAGTTTAATATCATCCGGTATCTCCTTCTTATAAAGCCTAACCAAATAAAGAAGTTGGCTTAGATCAGAAACTGTTGCCTGTTTTCCCCTAAGTTTTACTAAAATCTCTGCAAATTCTACTTGTACTTCCAATGCTAACATTACCGCATACCTCCTTTTATTAAATTCTACTACATAACCCCACAATAATCAATTACAAATATAAAAATATCTATTATATCTCTATACCATCCGCATTTCTCATTCTTTTCTTCCTCTAAATTCGTTTTTTTGTTGCGTTAGTCTTTGCGCTATCTCTTTCCTCCGGTAAAAATTTCTCCGACTGATCGGGAGAATGCCATAATGAGCTTCTAACATGTCATAACTGGTACCAACAATGATTGATTCTGTCAGTTTATCGGCTATGATGCTATCTACACTCATACAGATCTCGTACACTTCTTTCTCATTCACACACATTCCCCCTCTGCTTGTTTTATTTTTCTCCCTGCCTGTTCTTCATTGTTTATTAGTATCCGTATATCCCAGCTTCTCTAATCTTGCCATAAACGTCAGAGTAACCTGCACCGGCCAAACCTGCCCGTATTTTTTGTTTATCTCTTCCGTGATTTCTTCCGGCATCAACTGCTGCTCTGACTCCTTGATAATTTTTAAAACTTTCTTTTCCTGATCTGATAATGTCTGCATGTCATTGTCTCCTTTTATAATTATATTTGTAATTTATATGTAATTATAATTTACGCGTGTAATATTGTCTATTACTAATGATTTTTAATTCCAGATCATAATGAATGCAGTTATTAACAGGATTCCCCAGTATACAACATTATGCAGTTCTTTCTTTTCCCGTGCTTTTTCCATCTCATCATAAAATGAAATAACAATTATTATCCCTATTAATTTTAAAATCATCTTGCTTACCTTTACCTGTCAGCTCTGGCATATCAACCAATACTGTATTAAACGTTCCTTTCGTTTTTTCCTGCTCGTCTTTCTCGAATCGGAACGATTTTCCTTCTTTCAGTTCCAGTTCAATTCCGTCAATGCTGCCATTTAGTTTATCCTGGCAATGCCGGAGAAGTGTTTCCAAATCGCACAGTCTGCCTGTCCTGTACTCGTCACGGATATGTCTTAAAACTCTGCCTGCGCTTTTTATCCGGTACTCATAAGCACATTTACTGTTGATAAATCTTTCTTTTCCAGTTTCTGTTTTCAAGATTTTTAATCTATCATCAGATTCCTTCAGCTTGGCATAAGACATTTCTATGTCAGTTTGTTTCATCTACACCTCCACCTTTCACAATCTCAATTACCGTTTTAAGTTCAACAATTTCTTTTTTTGCACTCCATCCTACAGGCTGTGCAACACAACTTGCCTTATCCAATTCGCTTACAACCGCATCCACATTGTAAGCGGTCTGAATTTCGTCGACTTTTTCCATCAACGTACCCATTTTCCAAAAGCTATTTATAACATCCTTTTCCTTCTCAAATGTATCAGAAATCATCTTCTTTACATCGTCCGCATCAATCAATCTCATCGCTCGTCCCCCAATCTAATCTCTGGCCGCAATCACAATATACGGTATCCTCTTCCAATATGTCTCCACAGCAAGGACATCTCCCTATAAGACCGACATAGCTGTCTCCGTCTTTTACCTGGGATATTGATTTCACTTTCTTCGCTGTCTGCTTCTCCACCGCCGTCCGGCATTCTTCCGGTGTGCCGATCGCCTTATATTCTTCCCACACCTTAGCATCCTCGTTTGTTAAAAGGCAAAATCCCTCATGCTTCTCCCCTTCAAACACCGTTTCGATAAAGTGGTGCATCAAAAGCGGAATATCTACGTTGGCATGATAACGTTCTTTTAAGTCTTTTTCGATTTTCCGGTATTTCTGTACCTCTTCCAGTGCGTTTATTGCCATTGCATAAGCATTTTCAAAAGATTTCCCCCATGATGTATCACACGGAATCGCTTTTCCAAGTTCGTTACAATCAAATTTTAATTCTTCAATTGCTTCATTCTCCGTCATGTTTACACCTCCAACAGCTCCGGATTATCAATCGCATTACCGATTACCTCTATTTCGCCGAAATCAACATCGAAAAATCCGTACATAGCACATCCGCATTGTGCCAGTTCCCATGCTGCGTAATTCTCACTCCATCTAATCAGATATGGCTCTTTATCATCATCATTATGCTTTATGGCAATGTCATTCTCGAAGATCAGTTTGTTGTTCTTATCAGGCATTGCGGTGCACTGGCAGACGGTTTCTGGGTCTACTTCGACCATGTTCGGGATATCATTGGTCATTCCCCATAGGATATATCTTCTCTCCCAGATACCATATAAATATCCTTCCACCCATTCCCCATTATCAATCCGCTTTCCACGGGATAAAAATCTATTCTGCATCATTTTCCTCCATTTCTGCTTTTACCGCCTTACTATAAAATGTCTTTGTGCACATTCCGCACTCCCTTGCCGCGTCCTCTATTGTGATGTGTCTGGCTCTCCAATTCCTACGCATCTGGTCAAAATTCTCCGGCAATGGAATTGATGGTCTGCCAAATTTCACACCTCTGGCTTTTGCTGCCGCAATTCCCTCTGCCTGCCTCTGCCGGATATTGGTTCTCTCATTCTCTGCCACAAAGGAAAGCACCTGCAATACAATGTCACTCAGGAATGTACCCATAAGGTCTTTCCCCCGCCTCGTGTCAAGCAGCGGCATGTCCAACACCACAATATCAGCTTCACGAAAACGTGTGATTCGGCGCCATTCCTGTATAATTTCATCATAGTTTCTTCCCATCCGGTCAATACTTTTTATGTACAGTACATCTCCTTTTTTCAGTTTGCGATAAAGGATTTTATATTTCGGGCGGTTAAAATCCTTACCCGACTGTTTATCCATATAGATATTTTTGTCCTCTATGCCCTGTTTATGCAATGCATCAAGTTGTCTGGCTTCGTTCTGCTCTTTGGAAGAAACTCTGATATAGCCATATTCCATTGCTATCCCTCGCTTTCCATGTACGGCTCCGGCAGCGGCATCCAGGCTGTGACATTTACACTATCAATATCATCACCGAGGACAAACCGTCCTCCCAAATATTGTACAAAGCAACAACGGTTTCGATATGTATCCCATCCAATTACACTATTAAGAGATTCTTCCGGCAGTCTCTCACTTACTGGAATCCATCCGCTTTCCTGCTCCAAAATCCTGTTGATTTCTTCCTCTGAAACCACTTTTGTTAGTGGAGAATACCCACAGGCTTCTGTCGCTGCCTCAGATATCTGGTTTTTAATCCTGCTTATTTTCATTCTGATCCTCACTTTCCGGCAACATAGCATATTTATAGCTACTCATTTTACCGTCGTATGTGCTCCATGACGTTTTTCCATAATCCCATGTATAAACCGTTTCATCTTCATATTTTGCAAAATGTTCTTTGCTCCACGCAAAAAGTTCAGAATCTCTGACCAAAATCGGTGTATCGACTGGAACTTCGCTCCAATCAACATACTGGCTGTTCGCCCACTCTTTTGCTTTTTCTCTGCAACGACCAGTATTTCTAATGTCGTTATCGCAAAAATCACATTTATCGCAGACTCCCCTGCATTTTTCCAGTTTTCCATTAATTAACGCAATATTGCCTCCTTCACATGCAATATTTAAAATCTCTTCCGCATATTTTTCTCTATTCAGCATCTTTCTTCTCCTTCCCATACCGCAACCGATACGGCACTTCTCTGAATCTTTTCAACGCATCCTGGTCCGGATGCTTTGATATTCTTGTTTGTCGCTGCACCATTGCCTTAATGATCTGGCGGCGTTCTTTTCCGTCTCTGTGCATGTAAACCCCTCCTAAACTCCCGTAACTTCCCGTATTCTCTCTGACAGTTCCGTCTCTCCTCCGTTTAAGATCTCAATCTCTTTTGCAGCATCTTTTAACATTTTTTTCATAGACTCAACGCCGTCTCTTTCGTAACTTTTCTTGACCGCTTTTCCATCGATCACTGCTGCAATGGTCGGGGCCTCTTCAAAAGTTTTCCTGTATGTTTTCTGAATTTCCTCAACCTGTGGTTTTGCTACATCTGCTTTTTCCAGTGTCTCGCCCAGGATTCCAAGTGTTAATTTCTGCTGTTCTGCCCGTTCCAGTTCTTTCTTTGCTTCCTCTTCCAGTTTTTCATCCAGGATTCTATGAAAATTCTCATACATTCTGATTCCTTCGTCACTATCCCCAAGAATATCCGTGATGATCGTCTTTAATGCTTCTCTCTGCTCCGTTGCCGTTGTCTGTTCAATGCATCCCATCGCCCGTGCAAATTCCTGATGTGGTGCTTTCGTGTCTCTTGTATAAAAGAGCATTGCATCCCTGTCTTCCTCGCGGTCTGTAAATGCCGGAAATATAAATCCTGTATCTGGTGCTCCGACTACCGCATCCCTGATCCTGTTTATAATCCTGTTCTCCTCCTCGCTGTATGCCAGTCCTTGAGCTGTCAGATTTACCGGGCAAATCGCACAGAGCAGATATTCATACACATCCTCTGACTCGTCTATCTTGTTATTGTCTGAGGTATATGTAATAACGTCATAAGCATCACGTAAAGCAGGATCAGATAGTTTCCGACATGATCATAATTATCAATCACTCTGTCATAAAATGTTTCCAGCAGATTCTCGTCTTTTAAACCGCTGTCTCTTATCGCAAGCAGGAACTGCTGCATGTCGTTTTCTTCTTTTGCCTCTTCCGAAAGTTCCAGATTCAACATGTTGTCTTTCAGTTTTCCCTTAAAGATTCCTTTTGCAATATCCAGATATTTATAAAATTCTTCATCCGGCAGGTTTAAAAATGTCTCTCCGAACATTGTCACAATGTTTCCATCCCCGTCTACATAACAGCCGCAAATACGGGAAAATGTGCAGTCATTCTTCGTTAATCTTCTTTTTAATTCCAATACATCCTTCTTTTTCATTTTGCTATCCTCTCTACCGTCGCTACATACTTTCCGTAGCTCATCCCGGCTTCTCTTGCTTTTCTTAAAACATCATCTAATGTACTGTTTCTACATGTTTTTACGCTTCTTTTCTCTCTGTCTTTTCTTCTGTGGTACTCATTTCTGCACGGTTTTCCACAGGTAAGTGCTCTTGCTGATATTGATTCATAGGTTTTTCCGCAGATAATACACTTTTTTATATACACTTTGCTGTTGAGCACATTTTTCTCCTTTCTCTCCGGCACCGGTTGCCGGAGAATCGCGCGTTTACTGGTATCCTGTGATATATTGATTAACCAAAAGTTGGAAAATTCCATTTCTTATACCGCAGCTCGTCCTCATTCCAGTCCGGATACTGCTGCATCAGGTATTCTTTAAATATTACGATCATCTCTGACCGGAGTCCTTTACTGCCGTTGTCCAATAACATGTGATGGTACCGGCAGCCCACTGCTCCGTTCTGTGGTACACCAAGTCCGCCCTGGGACTTGTTTATGTAATGCATGATATCTTTTGTCCGGTAGAGCATCGGATCTTTATTTTCCATGTGGTACTGCCACCTGCAGAAGATGCAGCTCTCATCGTCGCGGTAATAGATGGTCCGGCGGGTTTCTTCATCGAATTGGAACTTCATGTTTTTTCTGGTCCGGTACTGCATGTCAGTCCTCCTCGTTTTCTGTCTCTTCGATTTCCTCAACCTTCCTCAGCCTCCAGTGTAGATCATCCAGAATGGAAATCATTTTTTCTATCCTGTGTGGATCTCCGGAGTTCCAGAGGTTCTGTAACGTGTTCAGATTGTTTGTGATCGCCGATTTATATCCTTTGTTTATATTTTTATTATCAGTCATACTGTTTTCTGCATTTTCTGTTATGTTTCCTGTACTTTTCGTCTCATTTTCTGTGATTTCCGGTTCTTTTTCCTCTTTTTCCGGTTCATCTGGCATGTATTCCGGATGGTTCTCAATGCTGTCCTGTCCCGGTAACTGCTGCTCGCCGGCCGCCTCCGGCTCATCTGTCTTAATATCTTCCGGCTGTTCCTCCGGCTCGATCGGGGATGGTTCCGGGATGTCCGGCTCAATGTCATGCAGTGTCTTGGGTGTTTCTTTTACCGGCTCCGGTTTCTTTTTCGATGGCTGCACGTGTGACTCTTTCCGTTGCACCGGTGCAACTTTGCTTTTTTCAGTTTCCGGAAAATTTTCATGAAACATATTCTCCCATGCACTCTTCACATCAAATGATCCTGTCATGTTCCTGATCGTCTCGGTAACTTCCTCCTGCATGATCTGTTCTTTTTCCATGCTTCTTGTGCTTACGATCTCGATCATTTTCTTCAAATTGTTCACGGATACGGCAAGTTTTCCGATTCCCGGGATTCTCGTCATGTAAACTTTCATGTCCGCCGGGGCCATGATCTCAAGCACATCCTGTCCATTTTTCAACGTATTGATCACGTCTTTGAATAACTGCGGCTCATCATGGAAAATATTTAAAATCACCTTTTCAAAGATTGTCTCCGCCGTTTTCGTTGTCTCAGTCTCCTGCTCAATCATTACTTCGATATCTGAGATTTTCTGCTCTTCCTCAAATTCTTCTTTTACAGTACTGATTTCCGTTTTACTCATTTCCGGCGTCAGAATCTCGTTGATCTCATCCGGCAGTGTCAGCATAAGTGATAATTTCGCATAGCCGAATTTCTGATATTCCTCTTTCAGTTCCATGGAATAGCCATCTTTTGAGAATCGATCGTTGATCCGGATAAAACGTGATACCTGTGTTTTATCAAGCCCGTATTCTTTCATGGCAAATTCATTGACGTTCGAATAGCCTGAACCCGCTAAAATACCCGTATCCTGTGCCACTTTTAACAGGTAGCCGATTCTCACGAATTTTTCTACTGCTCCCTGCAGTTCCGTGTCCAGATCGTGCTTATATGTCGCATAATCTGTATATGTGATTACGTTGTGATCCTGTGTCATGATTTCTTCCATCTGTGCTTCCTTTCTATACTGCTGCTATGAATGCTTTATCCGGTTTCTTTTTCCTGGCTTCCAGCTGTTTTGTGTAATCCGCTAATAACCTGTCAAAAAATTCCCGTTTCGGTTTCTTGTCGTGCGCTCCGTACCACTGATATATTTTTGTGCCGCTGATCTCAATCGTGATATACGGTGTGTTCGGTGTCTTTTCTTTTCTCAGGAACAAAATTGCTGTCGTTCCCCTGTTGTGTTTTGAAAGATAATTGTCACCACCGACACAATGGTGCAGTTTTCTTCCTTCCATGATGATCTCCCCTGCGTCCTTTGCCGGTCTGATAATGTATCCCTCCGCTGCTGCCTGATATTTTTTACAAAGACTCTCGTATCTTTTTGCAATTTCCGGAAACTCTTTATTTTTCTTTTTAATATACAGTTCATCATGTCTCGCATTGCTTTCCCCTGTCATCTGGTCATGTACCAGTTCAAGATCTCGTGGATAAATGAATACGCTGTTTTTCATGTCATAGCCCAGTTCTTCACGCATATTGAGATAGTCATCGTATTCCTGTACAATATTCCCTTTATAATTTCCATACGGCTTCCATCCCTCCGGCACCGGGCTGTATTTTTGAATTGCATATTTCTCTGTCCTGTTTATCAACTGCTGCAAGGTCATGTATTTTAACAGATGCTTTATTCTTTTTTTCATCTCCCTGTCAAATATTTCCGCTATCCATTCTTCCTGCTCCGGTTTCCACGCATAGCCTTCTTTTTCTTCAAACTGCAGAGTCTCCAGTAAACCCAAGTCTCCCGCCGCTTTTATCACCTTGTTTATATTTTCTTTTTTCTCCAACCGGAGCTGTCCCTGTAAGGTGTCTTTTTTTCTGTTTACAAGTCCACTTCTTCCCTCTTTCCATATGAGATGTCTTACCAGCCTGTGCATTCCCATTTTGCAGTACATCTCGATTGCCGGGTTGTTTGCATATGTCATAATGGCATCCGTTAGACTGACACCGTTAAATGTCTGTCTTCCCCAGTTGTTCATCGCCATTTCTACCAATATCTGCTCCATAAAATATTTTAATTCGGATTGTTTAATCTCTTCTCTCCAACCGGGATATAAATCTCCATGTAAAGTCTTCAAATACGGGTATCCTGTTCTATCTGATATGATCCATTGGTATTCATCCTGTCTGTAAGTGTAAGAACGTACCATTTTCTCTACTTTTCCAAGCTGTAAAAAATACCGGCTGTCCTCTTCCAGCAACTCTTCCATTTTGGAAAACTGACTGTATCTCCTGTAATATGTGAAAATCCGCACAAACAGGTTGTTATCTTTTGATCTCTGGTATAAATAAAATCTCGCACTCTCTCTTACCGGCTCTGTGATCCTTTTCCACTGATAAGTTGATATATTCCCGCATTTTTTACATACTGCCCGCTCTCCTCTTCTTGGGATCTCATCATGCAGTGTTCTATATTCCAGATCTTTCGGTGTGTAGATTTCGTATTTCCCGCCGCATTTCCCACAGGTGCATTCTGCAAAATTGCCTTTTCTTTTATAATAAATTTCCGGCGTTTTAAATTTCTCCCCGCACCATTCTTTAAAATTCTTCGGAAGCTCCGGCGTCAATTCTTCCAGCTGTCTTATTCTCTCTTCCTCATTTTCCCTAACTGCTGCCATATCATTTCGCCTCCGTGTAATAACTTTTTATGATCTTCTTTGCTTCTCCCATTCCTGGGATTCCAAGTGTCACACGGCTGGCATTTACTTTTGCCTCTTTTAAAATATCTTTGTCCACTGGAATCTGATTCTTAAATGACCATTCCAACAGCTTCCCAATACAGCCCTTGATGCTTTTCCCTTTCCTGCGTA